AATATGGATACAATCGAAAAGTTAAACAAATGTGTACGGATGGTGATGAGTACGGCGGAGTATTATGACGAGTATTCGGATGTGTATTTGAGTGATTACGGTTCGGTATTTCANGCGGCGTTATTTGCGGAAGACCCGGTGGAACATTGTCGGGTGATGATGGGGCGCGGGATGATCTTGCCGGGGCATCGGGTATTGGATGTGGGTTGTGGGGTTGGTGGTGTGATGAGTGGGTTGATGGCTAATGGTGTGGAGGACATNGTTGGGGTGACGAACAGTGTGCGTCAGGTTGAGTTGGCGAAGGTGGACTTGGAGTTGGCGGATTTCATGGAGTGGGAGGATGCGGGGCGGACGTTTGACCGGGTGATTTTGTGTGAGAGTTTCGGGTATTTCGAGGAACCGGGAAAGCTGATTGCGAAGTGTGTGGGGTTGTTGAAGCCGGGCGGGATGATTTATGTGAAAGANTTGTGTGCGGTGAGTGATCCTGACTTGGTGCAGCAGGTTGGGTTGGCGGAGTTAAAGACGTTGTGGAATTATGAGAATTACACGGTGGGCGAGATGGTTTGGTTATGGGCGCAGGCCGGTATGCGGCGTGTGGGGGGTGATGATAATTTGTGGCGGATCTCCGATTGTGTGGGGTTTGTGAAGTTTATTAGTGGCGACAGTCAGTTGGGGAAGATGCATTTCCCGGCGGTGGGCCAGGTGCCGGTGAAAGCGTCTGATTTTTTATTCACGAAATGATAGATCGACTAGAACAGCAGTGTGTAGACATCGTCCTGGCGAATCATCCGGGCGACAGTTGGGTTTACACGAACGACCAGTATTCGTTCCTCGACGGATTGTTTGTGCGGGGAGGCGTGATCAAAGCGGTGGCGGAGATCAAGGCGCGGGAGTGCGAGTTGGGCCATCACCCGAAAGAGATGATTGGGTGGAACAAGATGGAAGCCGGGCGCTGGGCGAGTAAATCGTTTCGATGTCCGTTTTATTTATTTTCCTACCACCCGAAGAATGAGGTGGTGGCGGCGTATCGGTTGACGAATGAGATGGGAGATTTTGTGAGAAAGTTCGAGTGTGGCGATTATGAGCAAAACAAAAACAAAGACGAGCGGGAAACCAAAACCGTCCGCAAAACCTGCTGGGTCGGAAACCAAGACCCGAGTCTCCTCAAGAGACGCGGATTGCGATTGCTTTACTGAGAAGTACTTTCAGTTGCCGTTATACGATTGGCAGAAGAAAGTTCTGTTTGATTTAAGTGTACCGGGTGCGCGGGTGGCGTTGAAAGCGGCGAACGGCAGCGGGAAGACTGCGATGATAGCCGCGCCAGCGGCGTTATGGTATGCGTTGATCTATCCGGGGAGTATTGTCATCACAACGAGTGGCGTTTATCGGCAGGTGAAAGAGCAGCTTTGGCCGCAGATCCGGGCGCTGGCGAGTAAAGTGGCGGGACTCGGTATGCAGATCAACCAGACCGATCTGACGATGGACAACGGCAGTCGGATCTTGGGTTTTGCTACTGATCAACCTGGGCGATTTGAAGGCTTCCACGGCAATGTTTTCATTATCTTGGACGAGTGCAAATCGATTCAGGAGGATTTATTTGAAGCGGTGGCGCGAATCCAGCCGAATCGCATCCTGGCGATGAGTTCGCCGGGCGGAACCACGGGTAAATTCTACAAGATATTCAGTAAAGAACAGAAATGGTGGCAACTTCACACCGTGACCGCGTTCGAGTGTCCGCACATCAAGCAGGCGTGGATTGACGAACAGTTGGAGATGTGGGGGCGCGATCATCCGTTGATTCAATCGATGATCTTCGGGGAGTTCCAGGAGACGAGTGGCGAAGGCTTGGTGATACCGTGGGACAGTTTGCAGCAGTGTTTGGATAATCCACCGATAAAAGACGGTTATGAGACGGTGGCGGCCTGCGACTTTGCGGCGGCGGGAGATGAGAGTGTGTTTTGTATGAGGATTGGTAATCGCATTGCCAAACTGATTGCGTGGCGCGAGGCGAACACGATGGCCGGTTGTGCGCGGTTTGCGTTGGAGTTCGAGAAAGCCGGGTTGAAGCCCGAGCAGATATTCGGGGATGCGGGTGGGTTGGGATTGCCGATGTGCCATCAATTGGCGGAGATGGGTTGGCCGATCCACCAGGTGAACCTGGGCGGGCGGGCGCAGGAACCTGACAGGTACATGAACCGTGGAACCGAGATGTGGTTCAACGCAGCGCGGCAGATCGACCGTATGGAGGCCATACTGCCCGATGACGAGATTTTACACAGTCAATTGACTACTCGGCGCGTGGGTACGGGAAAGACCGGCAAACTCAACCTGGAGAGCAAGAAAGAGATGAAGGCGCGTGGGTTCAGTTCGCCTGACCGCGGTGATGCGTTGGTGATGTGTTTGGCGAGTTACTCCGATCAGTACGCATGGCAGCGACGGACACAACCGGACTTGAATGAAGTGCTTGAGGCTGGTATGAGTGGGTGGGCTGGCGACACAAAGCTGCGCGAGTCGATGGGACTTAACACCGGATGAAATTCATTGGACTAATCAAAGCAATACTGGAGGTTCTAAAAGAACTATTTACATATGGAAAAAAAGTTGAAAAAGACAAGCGGGTGGCGCGTGTTGCTGATCGTCGCCGTGATAAGCTCGATTGGATTCACAACCGGATGTCGGACACCGCGAAAGCTAGACGCGACCCGGTCGTTGATTCTGAACAATGAGCGTGGGTTCCGGGATGCGTATGACGCGAGTCCCGAGTCAAAAGNATTTGTGCAGTCGTTGATGCGGCAGATCATCGACTACGAGTACGAGTTGGAGAAGGCGAGTTTGGAATGACAGACGCACAGGAAGANCANCTGCGNGGCATCGTGGAGATGGTGAGCGAGCAGATCCACCGGAAATACCGGGCGGGGCAGCAGGAGCATGGCGGCAATTTATGGGAGCGCACACCGTTGACGGGCGATTTGATTGATGAAGCCATCGATCAGGCGACCTATGCGTTGACGTTGGCTCAGCAATTGACCTGGGCGAAACGGCTTTTGGAGCAGGCCCGGGGATTGATGTTCGAGGAGCCGCTTGAAGCGCGGCGATTGATTGACCAGGCGATGGGATATTTGTAGTACCAACAGAGCGCGGCACGAATAATTTGCCAAAAGACGATTTTAACGCATCCACTTCGGGTGCGTTTTTTTACGCACTAAACGGAGGAGGTCGCCATGATGACCGTCGAAAAACAGTTTGATGCGTTCTGCGGCGAATTGGAGGCATTGTTGGGGCGTTACCAGGACGAGTTCGATTTGAGCGATGCCGCGCTGATTGGCGGGTTGCAGATGTACTGCACGCTGTTTGCGTTGCAGGCGATGGGTCATTGCGTGGAGGAGGATGAGGAGGAGGAGGAGGAGAACGAATTTTAGATGCGTAATCGGGAGAAATTAAACGCGGACGTTTTGCAGGATTTGGCGGATCGTTCGGTATGGGACACGCGCCAGCGGATGTTTTACGAGATGCGCCACCACGGGTTGCGGCGTAAATCCAAACCGTGGCCCGGGGCGAGTGACGTTCATTTCCCGCTGGTAGACACGACGATCAGCGAGTTGAAACCGGCGTACTTTCAGCAGCTATTTGCCACCGACCTGATTGCACAATTTATTCCTACGACACCCCAGGTAGCCGAGTACACGACTGCCGCCGCCCAGTGGTTCGATCATCGGATTAAGCAGAAGACGAATCTGGAGACTGAGGTTCTATCGGCGGTGGACGCCATGTTGATGTGTGGCACCGGGATTCTGAAGGTGCTTTGGGATTACTCATCGAAACGGCTGAAGTATTACACGGTCGATCCTCAGCATTTTGTTGTACCGGCCTGGACGCGGGACATAGCAGACGCGGATCGGATCTGTCACATCAGCGTTTACTCGGTGGATGCCTACAAACGGCAGAAGCATCTCAAGCAGGACGCGGAGACGGTCAAGCTGATCACGGGCAGTTACAGTGAGGATTCCGGGGGGTCGGACACCGATTATGTGAAGTACGAGCGCGAAGGTTTGACGTTGCCAGACACCGATCAAATCATTGTGTGGGAGGTTTACCATCGTTGCCCGGACAACGGGCAGTGGTTAATTTGCACCTATTCCCCGACATCACCCGATCTTGATCTTCGTCCGCCGATGAAGATTCCGTATAACCACGGCAAGCCACCGTTTATCGCGTTTAACTACGAGATCAAAGACCCGGGCTTTTATTCATCGCGAGGCGTGGTCGAGTTGCAGGCTATCTTCGAGGCTGAACTGACGAAGCTGATGAACGAGAAGAACGATGCGATGACCGTTTTTAATCGCCCACTATTCCGGGCGGAACGGGACATGCCAAACTCGGGCAATCTTCGCATGACACCTGGCAGCATCCTGCCGTATGGCATCCAGCCGGTGGCGCAGCAATCTCCCCCGATCAGCTTTGATCAGCAGATGAATATTATGCGCGAAATCGCGCAGAACCGTGTGAGTACACCGGATTTCGGGTTGACTCAGACATTGCAAAACTCGGAAAGACGCACGGCGACAGAGATCCAGGCGATTGGCGGGTTGTACCAGCAGAGCAGTGATTTACGGATGAGAATCTTCCGCATTGCGTTGGGCAACCTGTACCGGATGAGTTGGTCGATTTTGTTGCANTACGACAANACNAGNCTCGATTACTGGTATCTGGACACCGCCGAGCAGATCCCGCAGGAGGCGCTGCATGAGCAGTACGGCATCCAGCCCACCGGATCGGCGGATGGAGTCAACAAACAGTTGCTGATGCAGAAAGCCATCACCCGGTTCCAGATGTTCGCCAATGATCCGTACATCGATCAAGGCCAACTGCGAAAGACGATCCTGGAGAGTGACGATGCGACATTGGTCAAGCGTTTGTACATTGACCCGATGTTGACGCAATCGACCCAGGCGGAGGATCAGGCCAACGAGATCACGTTCCTGCGGTTGGGCTTCCCGGCGTTGGTGAAAGATTCTGATGATCACCTGGTGCATATCCAGACGGTGATGGCATACATCACTAACCGTGCTGATACCGGCGCACCACCGGAACCGGCGGAAGGACAATTTCTCGAACAACACATTGGCGAACATTTGGAGAAGCTGAAAGAAGCCGACCCGAAGACCGGTCGCCAGGTTGAGCAGGAGTTAAAGAATTTATTTGCCCAGATGCAACAAGCGGTTGCTGAACAGGCGCAACAACAAAATGTGGAATCGATTGAGGAACCGATGGCGAATGTGGAAGCAGTTCCGCCAGGTGTTGCGGTGGTCTGATCCTCCCGAGTGGACGAACAGTCACGCCGCGCACTTGCAGACATTCATGAAGTCTGAAGTCGGGGTACAACTAAACTCCCACCTGCGAAACTTGCATTTCCAGAATTGCGACCAACTAATTTCGTCTCCAGGAGACCTGGCGTACCTCGTCGGGCATGCTGCCGGGTTCAAATCCGCGCTGGCGACACTGGACGGTATGGCATCGATACGGAGCCAACCGGAGGAGGAAGTGGTCGGGGTAACCGATGATTTGGCGTGGATGCGGGCGGCTAGTTAAATATTGTTATGGCACGAAAAAAAGGCGGAGCAAAACTGAGTTCGATGGCGAAGCGTCCCAAGATTCCGCCACTGTTAAAGCGACCACCCGCGCCTCCGAGTATTGGGCCAAAACCCAAACCCGGCGGGAAGGCTAAAGGCGCTATAAAGCGCCTGGGTGGGCTTGTCTATGATGCCGCTGAAGCGACAGCGAATCCCGCCGCACCGATTTGGAACAGGTTGGTTGGGCCAGATTCGGGGTTGAACACTAAAAATTTGACCAGAAAAGTGTTACCCGGCCCGCTTAAAAAAATAGTGCCTAAACCGAAAGCACCACCCAGGAAACCGTCCAAACCGAAACCACCTAAAACGTGGCGCGACAGGATGAACGGTCGCAAAACCCGAAATTGAGATAAGAATTTATGTCTGAAGTAACGATGGAAAAACCAGTCGAGTTGGATGTCGAGCGCGAGCAATTGCTATCAGCATTGGCGGAAGCCGATGCCTCCGCGTTTGACACTGCGAACATTGCCCCGGTGCCGCAGGCCGAGGAACCCGATCAGGAATCAGTTGTACCTGAAGACAAACCCAGTGAAGAAGTAGAACC